ACTACCCCCATATCACTTGACTTGATTCCATTATATATAAAATATGCCCCCACAATTATCCTCCTTTTGCTGCCAGTTTTCTATTTCTGTAGAATTCTATTTCTTCTACTAGTCTTTCTACATCTTGTTCTCTTTCATTTATGAATTTCTCTATTTTTAGAGTAAAGTTTGAATTGTTTGTTGTATTGTTTGTTGTTGTATTATATCCATTCAAACCTATTCCTGGTTTAGCCATTGTTTTTAGACCTATGTCTAGGTTTGTTGTTAGTTCTGGTGCTTCTAGTAGATTTCTCATTCTATTTCTTAATGTCTGTGTTTTATTATCCATACCATCTATAAAACCTAGGATCATATTTTCTCCCCACTCTACGATGTGTCTACCTTCTCCTTCTTTTGCTGGAGAGTGGAAGCCTAAAAAGTCTTTGATATTGTTTATTACATTTGCAGTTGCATCTCTTACGCTTTGGATTTTATCTTTTATTCCTTGTACAAAGCCATTCATCATATTTTGAGCCCAAGTTTTTGCACCTGTAACAATTTCATTGAATTTGTTTGAAACTGCGGTTTTTATTTCTCCTACTTTATTTCCTATAGTTGATTTAATATCTCCGCCATTTATTTGCTGCATTTGTTTTTACTTGGTCCCATTTGCTTTGTATATTTTGTACTACTGGAGATATTTTATCCGAAATAGTATTTTTGATTTGTCCGCCATTTTTCTGATGCATTAGTTTTTATTTCATTGAATTTATTTACTGCACCATTTTTCAATTCTGTGAATTTTGTTGATACTGTTGTGCCTATATTTGATGCTGTTTCTGATATAGTATTTTTCGCTTGGTTCCATTTTTCTGATGTTGCCGTACAGATTTCATTCCATTTGTTTGAGATTCCATCTTTAACATTTGTTATTGTGGTTGAAACTTTTGACTTGATTTCTGACCATTTTTCTGATGTTGCAGTTGAAATGTCCGACCATTTTTCATTGATGAAATCACACATATCTTGGTAATAATAATTATGGTCATACATCCATTGTGATGCATCTGACACTCCCGTTTTTATTTTATCCCAAGTTTGTGATGTGTTTTCCTTCAATTGTCCGCCATTTTTCTTTTATACCTTGTCCAAGTTCTGATATCTTATTTACTGCATTATCTTTTAAGTTACTTACCCCTTGAGTAATTTCACTCCATTTTTGTGATGCACCATCTTTGATATTTTGCCATCCATTAGACCAAGATGTTTTTATATTTTCTATTCCATTAGAAAACCATTGCTTTACACTATTCCAACCATTTGCAATTCCATTTCCTATATTTGACCAGAAAACATCCCAGTTTGATTTGATTTCTCCTGTTTCCCAGTCTACTTTATTTACATGTTCTTGTGCTTGGTTTTGTGCTTCTGTAACTACCTTTTGATGCATTTCTTCTGCTTTTGTAATAGTTTCATTCTTCTGTCTTTCTGCAGATGCTATTATTTCATCTGCGGCCTTGTTTGCTTCTTCTGTTCCTACTGCTCTTAATCTTGCCGCTGCCTTCATTCTTTCATCATATTCTTGGTTGGCGGCTTCTATTGTTTGATTTTTTTGTTCTATGCTATTCCTTACTACTTCTGCTGCCTGTTGTGCAGATAAATCACTTGCATTTGCCTTCATTCTTTCAAGGATAGCTGCTTGTTCTGCTTCATTTTCTGACATTACTGCAACTGCAGTATTTGTCATTTCACTTTTTATCCTATTTATTTCATCTGCTTCTGCTTGTGTTATTGCTCTATTTTGTTCTGATGCTTGAGTTAGGATTTCATTTATTCTTGCCGTTCCTTCTTCTGTTATTCTTTTCTTTTCATCAAATCCTGCATTTGCATCTGTTATTATTTTTTGTTTTTCTTCTTCGGTTAAACTTGTTAAGGTTGCTAGTTGTTCTGTTAGCAATTGTGTTGTTTCATTTTTTTGTTCTTCTATCTTTGAAACAATTTGCTCTTTCATTTGGCTTATTGTAGATGTTAAGTTGTTTTTCATTTCTTCTGTTATTGTAGCTCCACTCCAAGCCATTTGATTTAGAGAAACTGTTGCTTGTTCTTCTAAATCCATAAATGATCCAACCGCTTCTTGGGTTGCTTCACTTACTGTGTCATCGAATCTTTCTATCTCTGGTATTGAGTCCGAGAACACAGATGTGATTGCTCCAATGACATCTGCTACCAATCCTACTGCAGACAATAAAAAGTCAATAACTGGTGCTAGTATTTCATATAGTTTTGCCCATATTTCCACAAGCAAAGCGATTGCATTTACCAGTATTGTTCCTAGCAATTCTACTAATGGTTCTATTGCCTTCCAAATATTTTGGATTACCTCCATTGCTTTTTGGAAGATTGGTTGTAGTATCTGCCATACTTTTTGTATTGCTTCTTGGATTCTCTGCCAAGCTTTTTGTACTGTTTCTTTGAAATCATCATTTGTTTTATATAGATGCACAAATGCTGCAACTAATGCAGTTATAACTCCTATTGCTATTCCTACTGGTCCTGTTAGAGCAGACATTGCTGTTGAAAATACTTTTGCTATTCCCCCTGCGTTACCTATTGCTGTTGCTACTTTTCCAAATCCAGAGACCATACTACCTACTGAACTTACTACTTTACCTGCTATGCTTAACATAGGTCCTAGTGCTGCCACTAATGCTACCATTTTCAAAGTGCTTTTTTGTGTTTCTTCATCTAGATTTTTAAACGCAGTCGCCCATTCTTTTATTCTATCTACGATTGGCTGCACCATTTCTACCAAATCAATTATAATTGGTAATAGTGCTTGTCCGAGTTCTATTCCTATATCTTGTATACTATTTTTTAGCATTGCTAGTTGGCTTTCTACTGTACCATATCTCTGGTTTGCTTCATTAGTCAATGCCGTGTTCTCATTCCAACTTTCATTTGCTAGATTTATTGCATCTGTCATTACTCCATTAGCATTTGCAAGAGAAAGTATTGTGTTGCTTAATCTTACCTCTGTTAAGCCCATTTCATCTAATACTGCTATTGCTGATTTTCCATTTCTTTCTGTATCATTTAGACCACTTATGAATGTGCTTAAGGCTCCTACTGCATCTGTTTCAAATGCTTGTTTAAATTGTGCAGATGACATTCCTGCAACACTTGCAAATTGATTAAGTTTTTGCCCACCAAGTTCTGTTGCCATTTGTATTTGCTTTAGTAGTTTTGCCATTGCAGAACCACCGAGCCTCTGCTTCTATTCCTACAGAACTCATTGCTGTTGCTAGTGCCATTATTTGTGCCTGGCTTAATCCTACAAGTTCTCCAGATGCGGCTAATCTTGTAGCCATACTCACTATGTCTGCTTCTGTTGTAGCAAAATTATTACCTAGTGCTACTATTACAGAACCTAGATTACTGTATTCTGATGCAGACATTTTTGTTATGTTTGCAAATTTTGCTAAAGAAGAAGCGGCTTCACTTGCAGATAGGTTTGTAGATTCCCCCAAGTCTATCATTACTCTGGTAAAGCTCAATATGTCTTGAGTCTTTATTCCTAATTGTCCAGCCGTTTCTGCAACACTTGATATTTCAGTTGTAGATGCTGGCAACTCTTTTGACATATTTCTTATTCCAAGTTCTAACTCTGCGAACTGTTCTTCTGTTGCATCTACAGTTTTTCTTACTCCTGCAAATGCAGACTCGAATTCAACTGCTGCTTTTGTAGACAAAGTTCCTAGTGCTACTATTGGTGCTGTTACATACTTTGTTAATGTACTACCAGCTGTTTGCATTCCTTGTCCTACTGCTTTTATTTTATCTCCTGTAGTAGTTAATGTAGTTCCTAGTTGTTTCCATTCTGCAGTATGACCTTTTATGTCTTGATTTAATTGCTCTAGTTCTTTCTCCATATTGTTTAGAGTAGCTGTTGCATTGTTTAGTTGTACTTGTAATTTTTGAGTTTGTGTAGCATCTTTACCTTTTTCTTCTACTGATTTTTTGTATTGTTCATTTAATAATTCTACTTTTGCTTTCTGGTTAAGGATGGCTTGACTTAGGTTTGTTGCCTTTACTTTCAAACTTTCAGTTGTATTACCGAAATTTTGCATACTAGACTTTGAAAGTGTTAGTTCTGATTTCAATGTTTTTAAGTTATTATTTACTTTTGTTATGCCTTCCTTAAAGCCAGACGAGTCAAAAGCAATTTCTATGCCTAGTTTTGCTAAAGTTTCTTCTACTGCCATTTTGAAAACCACCTCTATCCAAAAATTTCATCAATGTATGCCATTGATGATTCATTGTGGTTTTCTGTTTTTGCTTTGCTCTGTGAATTATATTCATAGTAAATCTCGGATAATAAACACAATTTTTTTGGTGTCATTTTCCAAAACTCTTTTTCTGGTATATGCAATATTTGTGTTCCTAAATAGTAGAGCCATCCCCAGTCCCATGTATTTCCTTTGGATTCTGTTGATGACTCATTAATTAGTTTTTTGTTTCTTCATCTGCTTCTGGTAATGAATTCATTGCTGATGCGTTGATTTTATTTGTAATTTCGACAATGTTATTCATATTAATCATTTTTCCTACTTCCATTAATGTTAGCTTTGGATTTTGAGTTTTTAACATAGCATATAATACATCTCTTATTGCTTTGAACGACCCTTTTTCTAGTCCTTCTAATGCTTTTGTTGGATCACCATACATATCCTCTAATTCTGCAAAAGCATTTAAGTCCAAACTTATTTCATATTCTTTTCCACCTAATACTACTGTATTGTCAGAGACTACTCCCTTTAATTCTTTACCTGTTACTTTTATATTTGACATTTTAAAATCCTCCTAAATTTTTATTTGTGAAGGAGCAGGAGGATTTTCTTGTTAGCCCTCTGCTGTTGGTATTTCTGGTACTGCATCAAACCATGCATTTATTCTTTCTGGTTTTGAACCTTCTGCATCTTCATCTTCCATGATTCTCCAGTTACCATCATTTCTGCTATAAAAACTTCCCTTTAGGCTATTTGTTTTTGGTGTAGGTTTTTCTCCTATAGTTTCATATTCATCTTCTGTATGTTCAAATTTTCCTTTTAATAGCCATACATAACGATATTTACCATTTGATTTTTTGCTTCTAAAACCTAGAGCAAGTTCTGGTGCTACATCATCCTTGCTTTCTACTAACATTCCATCTACTATTTTAGAACCTTGTAATAGGGCTCTTGATGCAATTGTTAATTGGTTTAATTCTATCTCCACATCGCAAGAGTCAAAATTGTTTAATATTTCCTCTACTGAATCATCAGAATATAATTTCTCTGATGAAGTTTTTGGAGATATCTTTGCTTTTATTGACCTTTCTAATTTTACAGGTTCCGCATATACTGTTCCTGTATTTTCATCTTTTGTTATTTGTGCTACTGTTAATTTTTCCAAACCTATTTGTCTTGGCATTTTTAATTCCTCCTACATATTTATTTGTGAAGGAGCAGAAGGAATTTTTATTCTTTATATTCTGCATAATAACAATCTATTGCTTTATGAAAGACTTTATTTTCTCTTTCATATAAGTCCTGGCATGTTATTGAGTAGAATTCATTTTTCTTTAATGCTTTCACTACTTTATTTTTTATTTCAGTTGGGTCCTCATCCGAAAAAATATCTACTTGGAAATGGTGTCCTATGATTTCCTCCATATCTTCCGATTGGGCATCTTCTTTTTCTAGTATTTCAAAATATGTTATATATTTTTTATTTTTTCCTGTGTATGTATCGAATTCCACATCGTATCCTATTTCAGATAATACTTTGTATATTTTTTCGTGTGCATCCATTATTTCAATTCCTTCCCAACTAAATTTTTAAATATTTCTAGTGATTCTTGTACCTTGGCTTTATAAGCAGGTCGCATAAATGGTTTTTTACCATAATGCGTACTAGACCACGGCCCAGAAGAAGCACCCCACTCTATAAATTTCGCATAATAATATGGTGAATTATCTCCTTTAGTAAATCCCACTATTACTCTTTTTGCAGTTCCTTCCTGTTCCACATTGCTGATTTCAATATGGTCAGCCATATGTCCTTTAGACCCTGTTGCTTTTTTGCTTTTCCTTGCTTTTCTTCTTGCTTCATCTCTAACTGGCTCTGCTGCTTTTATAAGTGCATTATCTACTACCTTGTTTAACTTATTTGGCATTTCCTCTAGTTTTTTATACAAATCTTCAAAACCATACATTCTAATATCATATTGACTCATTATTCTATCGCCTCACATCTTATTTTTAATTCGATGTTTTCTTCATTAACATTTTCTATTCCCAGAATGTTATATGGATGTTTATAGAATATTCTATATTCTTCGGTATTGCTTAATTGGTTTTCTAATAATTTATCATATCGTATGGTTATTTCTTTTGATTTTTTAGGTTTAATAGAATTAGCAACATCTTGTTCATTTTCTATATTGGTATTAATATTGGCCCATACTTTTTTTAAGTCCTTCCATTCTTTTTTTGATATGCCTCGAGTATTCTTTGTTTCGGTATAACTTTGTATGGTTATTCTTTTATTATACTGACTCGTTTTCATTACTATCATCACTACCTTCATTTCCATATCTAATTTGTAGTAGTAAATTATCCAACGAATATTTTAGTCCTTTTGTGCTTCCTGTTGCTGCTCTGTTTTCATACCAATGATTCACAAGTATTCTTTGGCATAATTCTGCTTTTGGATTATCTTTGTTATATTCTCCACAAGCAGTTTTTATATATCCATCTGCGGCTTCTATTAAACTTTTTACAAGTTCATCTTCTTCTTCGTTATCTATACGGCAATATAATTTTGCTTGTTCGAGTGTTAACATCTTTCTCCCTCTTTTCTTTATAATTCAAGGCTTGTAGTTATATTACTTTTTTCTTAAAACGGCACACAAGCCAACCTCGTGCGACACGCTTTTAAAAAAAGAGGGATATTTCTATCCCTCTGCTCCATTTGTTTCATTTTCAGTTGGTTCTACATTTACTGCTGCAGTTCCATCTGTTATTGCCAATTCTCCATAGCAGTATGCTTCATTATCTGTT